TACAGGACAAATTTATGAAGGACGAGGATTTGGAAACAGAAGTGCAGCCCAAGGAGGTAACAATCGTGAAGAAATTAACTACAATAATAAGCATTATGTTGCTGTGTGTTGGCTTGGTGGCTCAGAGCCTACCAACAAACCTTCAGATAAAGCTATTCAATCTGTCAAGTGGCTCTATGAACAGGTAGGTGGAGAATTAAAACCACACTCCTCGTTTAAACAAACACAATGTCCAGGTGATGCGTGGAGACAATGGATTATAGAAGAAAAAACACCTGTAATATCTAATGCTTCATCATCAGATATATACATACCAAATAGTTTTGAGAAGAAACTTGATGACATCTTTACTAAACTAGAGAGTATAGAAAGAAAATTAAAGTTAGGAAAATTAATACAATGAATGATGATATAAAATCAATGATTGAGAAAACTGTTTGGACATTTATTGAAGCATTTATAGGTGCTTTAACTATCTCACCTTTAGTTGGTGTTGATGCTAACGCTTTACAATTAGCTGCAATCGCAGGTGGTTCTTCTGCATTAGTAGTAGTCAAAGAGTTCGCAAAGAAAAAAATATCTAAATAAAAAACTATCACACTACCCCTGTATACTGAGATTAACAGGGCAAAGGAGGATAGAATGCCTAAAGTACCAGAAGAATGGGGAAACAATTTCTATAAAACTGGGTGGCAACCAGGATTAGAAGTCAATGAACAAACTGGCATGGGTGAAATCACACATGTTGGAACAGACCCACACTACAGAAACAAACTAGATTCTATACTTAGAGAATGGGGATTTGACCCTCAACATTACCAGATAGAAGGTAGTGTTCGTGCTTCTAGTTGGAATGTACAACTTAAAGGTGGTAAAACAGAAACCTTTTATGCGTTTAAAGGCATAGTTAAAAAGAAAAAACCAGGGCATGACAAATATTTTCAAGCCTTGTTTAAACAAGCTAAGAAAAAACCACCTATAACTAAGAAGTTTAACCCAGGTGACACAGCATTCATGTGGTTTATGAGTGACTGGCAACTGGGGAAGAAGGACTATGGAGTTGAGAACACAATCAAGAGATACGATAGGGCATTACAAGATGGTGTGAACAGGATTAAAGACCTGCGTAAACTTGGAGTACAAATAGATGAAATCTATATGGTAGGTTTAGGTGACCTCACAGAAAACTGTACGCCATTTTTTTACGAGAGTCAACCACACAATGTTTCTCTCTCACTGATTGAGCAATACGCATTAGCAAGGTCAATGATAATGAAAACTATTGACACCTTCCTACCTCATGCACCTAAGTTAATCTTGGCAGGTGTTCCTGGTAATCATGGTGAGATGTCAAGAACAAGTAAAGGTCAGGTTGCTACATCAAGACTTGATAACTCTGACACAATGCACTTACAAATATGTGAAGAAATTATGAAGGCTAACCCAGAGAGATATAAGAAGGTAGAAGTAAATGTTCCTTCTGGCTTTCACCAAACGATAATGGTAAAAGGTAAGACAGTTGCCTTTACACATGGTCACATGACAGGTGGTGGAGGTGGCAACGCAGAAGCTAAGATTGAGAAGTGGTGGAAAGGTCAAATGTATGGGTGGCTACCAGTAGGAGATGCAGAGATTTTAGTAACTGCTCATTACCATCACCTAAGAATGAAACAACAAGGTGATAGAACTTGGTTTCAAGCACCATCAATAGACCAGAGCATAGACTTTACTGCACAAACTGGACTATGGTCACACCCTGGAGTCCTGACTTTCACTATAAGTGACAAAGGGTGGGATAATTATTGCCCTTTATAAACTATTAAAGGGTAGTTGTTTAAACAGTTTAGGATTACCTTGGAAATCTTTTTCAGGATATGTTCCCCAGTGTTTCATTTCGTTCCACATTTTTTGTACTTGAACAAATGGTATCCATTTAAAACCTTTATAGAAACTGTTGTAATAATATATACCAACATCTACTTGTTTAAACAGCCTAGTCTTTTCGTGCATTTGATATAGCTTTTGGTAGTCATCTAGCTTTAACTTAGTTGTACCTTTAACTTCACACAATCGTAGTTCGTTTTGTATGTACACTAGGTAGTCTGGGTTAACTGCTATGAATGTGTACAACCAGAACAGTGGCATCTCATGTTCCCATGGGCTAGTGCCAGTCTTCATCCATTGTTTTTGTTTGACTAACCCTAGTTGTGTTAGATAGATTTCAAAGTTATCTTCTGCTTCTTTGCCTACTTTATCTTTAACTCTATCTTGATATGGTCTATCGCTTTGTTCCATTTTAAAATGGGAGTTCATCTTGGTCTGCACCTTGGTCTGCTTTTTCTACCAGTGCATGACAAACTTTGTATTCCCACCTATAAATATTGTCATCTTCTACATGCTTGTATCTTGCTCCACAATACTTATTACCCTCTGCATCTGTATAAAATATATCATTGTCTTTACAAATGAATGGAGACTTGTGTCGTGTATCTGGCTCTGGTGTTATATCAAAGTTATAATCTGGATAGCGTTTCTTTAACTTGTCTTTTAACTTATCCAGATTAATTGATATATTGTTATCTTCTAAAGCCATTCTGTTGGGCAATCAGTGTCGCCCCAACCAGTCCAGCCACAACCATGCTTACCACCAGCTGGATACTTGTTACAACTCCAACTTGGTATCTTGCCATACTTGTCTGGGTCATCCTGTTTCTTTTGTCTATTGTCCTCTATCCACTCAGTGGCACCACACTCTGGACAGGCTTTAGTTAAGTCCTTGACTTCTCCAAATACATCCTCAACAATCTTTACATCAGAAGGTTTAGGTTGCTCGTTTGCAATAGATTCAAACAAATCTAAGTACGCTCCAATGGTATCGTTATCCCAACTCTCTACATCTTTACTGTGTCCTGCTCCAATAAATTCATTAAAAGATTTTTTCTTTACTTCATCTTCTGTAGCTTTAGGTAATCCCCATCCTGCAATTAGCTTGGCTATTTGACTTGCGTTGTTAGATGATACTTCTTTGTTCACTCCAATGTCTTCATCAAACTTTGCCTTAGCTTCTTCTAAACTAGACAGGCTCTCATCACTAGGTTTGTTTTCTTTCTTACGATTGTCAACCTTAGTAACCTGTACTTTATCTTGGTTACCTACCTTAGACATCTCTTCTTTGCTTGGTCTGGGTTTGTTTGCACCTTGATACATCCAGTTACTAAGACTTCTTCCTAATGAACTCGTTTCGCAGTTCTCCATCCAGGCATCTGCGTTAGCAAATCCACCTTGCCCTTTAGTTTCTTGTGCAATCCCAGTTGCTACTGGATGCGTGTCATTAATATCTTTGTAGATAGCAGATTTAATTGTTACACATTTTCCATCATCTGTTATGTGTACAACTTCTGTTTCTACCCTACCATTTGGATTATCTTTCCAAAACTTTTTTAATCTTTCTTCTACTGTTTCGTAATTATCTAAATTAAATTTAGCCATTATTCCTCCTCTTGTTTGTCTTTATTAGATTCAATTATCTTATACACTCTTTGTCTGCTTACATTCATAATGTTTGCACACTGTATGACTGATAACTTATTCTCTTCTACAATGTATTCTAATAGTCTAGCTCTTTGTAGAGACAGATTCTTTTCAATCTCTCTAGCAGTTTGTATTTGTAGTGTTAATGCTTTTATTCTGTCCTCATGTTTACCTTCTGGTATGTGCTGATACTCCATCTCAACACCATTAGCGTAGGGTACTTTGCCCTCTACACCAGTAATATCCTTATCATTAATTATCTGTAATATCATAGTCCTCCTCATAAATATCTATTTGTAACTCATCAATGAAATCTATTGCATCATTGTTTAAACTGATAACCCTCATTGGTTTATTAGTTAGTATGTATGCAACCAGTACTAGCACTAGAACAATTAACAATGTTATAGTTGTTAGCATGATTGGTACCCATATAAATAATTCCATTACTCTTCTTCCTCCTTACTTTCTTCATTCATAATTGCTAACTGTTCATTGTAAGCAACTACAAATTCCTCTAATAATATGTTTGCAACTCTTGGTTCTGGCTTCCTCAACACCTTGGACTTAATAACTACTGCTCCTCCACAAGCATTAGATAAATCCATACCCCACTTCTTTAGATTTTCTGGGGTAAAGAATCCCCCTTTGCCATTTGGCATACTTCCTCCTTCTTGTTGATAGTTGTTTAAACTACTTGTTGTTCTATTGGAATCTCAATTAACTTAACGATAAACATACCACCTAAGTCTTTGAGTTCCCTTACCTTGCACTTCGCATCATGTTCATTGTCGTACTGCCATGTCACAGTACCACCATAAACACTTGTACTCTGTACTTGATAAATCATAGTTCTCCTATGTAATCTCCTATTTAATCTTAGTCCTTATTTTCTCTATTGTAAACTACTGTTGAGGTTCAAGGTGAGAGTAAACAAAGAAAGCTCCCACCTTGTTTAAACATGTATGTATTTATTCTCCCTCTCCTCTAAACATATCTTCAAAACATTCTGGATGTACACCAGTTAACAGTTGCTCTCTCTCTGCTCTGCTATGTTCTGGAAATATATCTTGTATCAATCTGCGTTGATGTCTTGGTGTCTGAGTGAACTCTATATATTTTTCTGGGTCCACCATAACACTGCCTGTCTGCCTACAATGTATACATTCTTTAGTTGTTACTGCGAACATCATTATCTACTCGCTATGTACATAGCTAACAATATAAAAACTAAAGGGGTTGTTACTGTCATCAAAACAATTTCTGTTTCAAGTCCAAACATTACTCTTCTTCCTCCCTTGTATCTTCCACATTAAATTTAATAGTTATATATTGATTTGTGTCTGTTACAAATTCCCAATCTGTATGCCCAAACAAACTGTGACACGCAACATCTAAATCATCTGTATCAACAGAAGCAAAACCTTTGTTTACTTTATTAACTTCCTTTGTTTTAACAAATCCATTCAAGTCATTAACAATGTTATATGCTTGTGAACTGTATCCATCATGGTCAAATCCACTGTCAATATCATTATCAACTGCGAATGAAAATGCTTTACCATCTATGGTAAGAGTTCCCTCTATCCATATTGTTGGGTGTACTGCCATTACTCATCCTCCTTACAATCACATTCTATTTCTTTTATGTATGGTGGATAAGGTATGCTGATTGAACAACACTTTATATCTGCCATTACTCTTCCTCCTTTACTGTTGACTCGCCTAAAGTTTCTCCATATCCTAATTCTTTTAGCGTGTTTAAACAGTGCTCTGTGTACTCGCCATCTTTTGTTATCCATCCATGCTCTACTGTTTCTATGAGTTGTCTTCTCATATCGTAGTTGTTGTCCAGATATTTTCTAAAGGGTAATACTTTATGGTTTCTAACTAAGGTTCTCATAAACATAAAGACCTGCTCCATGTTTAAGTGTCCTTGTTTAAACAACCTAGTCATTATTATTAAGTAGTCATTTGTTTTATGTTGACCTGCATCCATCAAAGATTGATTCACATATCCTTGAAAAGATTTAATTTGATTAGCCATTATTGTTCCTCCTCAATATTGTGATGACTCTATTGTATAAGTCATTATATTTTTTTAACAATTCATCTTCAGTGTGTTCATCACATTTAAAGACACCTTCTAACTCTTCTATTACTATGTCCTTAATATCAGCCATTACTCACTCTCCTCTAATAGTTCTAGTTCTTCCTTCAGGTCTTCCAGCTCTTGCAACAGTCCATAAAATCTATCGCTCAATTCCACTTCACTTGTAGGAACCATGTCACTACCTTGCCTTAGGAAGTCGTAACTACTTTGTACTTCTTTTGTTATCTCACTTACATTGTAATCTTTTTTATTTTTCGCCATGTCTACTCCTTGTTTAAACAGTCAGGGAGATGGTGTTGTGCATCTCCCTGCTACTCCTTACTTTTATTCCTTCCACTCTAATCTCTGGACATTCCCATGTGAGTGTCTCTCCCACCAGCCTATCCTTGTATCAGAAGTTCCATCTGTGTAATAGAATGTTGTTGTCCACTGCTTCTTTCTTTTATCTGCTGGGTCTTTACCCTTGTTCCTTACGATACCTTGTCCTGCTCCATAGCTACCAACACCAGTCTGTAAGTCAGCTACCCTGATACCATTGAAGTTATCATTATCCCAACCAGATTTGATACCTTCTTCCAGTCCTGCTAACAATTCTTCTGCGTTATCATTAGTCCAGTCTTGCGTGAAGTTACCATCCTCATCAGTGTTGAAGTCTTGGTGTGCTTCCAGAATATCTGGGTCAGTAGACTTATTAATTTCTACTGCCTTGTTTAAACTACTATCCCAATAGTATCTACCAGTCTGGCATTTGGTTTGTTCTAATAGGCTTGGGAAGTGAGCTAGTGCATCTGGATGGTCGCACCACTGTCCTCCATATCTTTCTTCAAGTGCTTTAGTTTCTTCCACTACTAACAACATGTCTAAACATTTGTTAGCGAACTGTATAACTTGTTCTCTGTTTCTAAAAGCAATAGAGAAATAAGAATCTTCATAGTCTCTTCTGTTGTTATCATTTTTTGTAGTCTTACTAGAGTAACCATATACTTGGATACCATCTTCGTATCTACTATCTGTTACCTTGACTCGTTGTTTAAACAACTCATCTCTATATGAGTAGACACCATTAATATCTACACTTAGAAAATCTAAGTCAGCACTAAAGTCTACCTCTCTCTTTGGCACATGCACTACTGCACTATGTCCTTCTCTTTCTTTATTACCTGATAAGGACACTGCTTTGTCAGAAGCATTATAAATATTTGCATCTGCAATATCTACTGCCTGTCCTTTCGTAATTGTTTCTTTAATCTCACTCATTTGTTTGTCGTACCTTTCTTGTTTGTTTGTTACCTTCAAGGATTTTGGAGAGAGTTCCTAGGTCTGCAATTAGTTGTTAAGGGCTATCCAGTTATTATCTGGCTACCTTCTCTCTCTCCATCCTCCTAACTAAAGGAGCCAATGAATATCGTTCACTAACTATTACTTACATTACTACCTATCAGATTTATACAACATCTATTTACAATTATTTTAATAATAGTTCTTGACTTGTTTAAACACCTATTGATTTTCTCCTTGTTTAAACAGGGTAAGAAATAACATACTATATATTGTGTGTCCTTATTTGCCCTGTGTCAATAGTATATGACAACTATGGGTGTCAGTTCCACAATCAATATCATGTTCTTAAATCGTCTGTATCGTGGGCTTAGGCATAAACAAAAACCCCAGATTTCTCTGGGGCTCTCGCACACTAGGGGGATAGTGTTATAGTTGTTTAAACATAGATGTCAGTCCTAACTGGAGAATCTACATAGGCTGGACCCATACAGATGGGGCAGAAGAACTCATCATTCTTATCCACAACTGCTGATGACAATCTAAAGATTGTACCTTGACCTTGCTCTACAGATTTCTTAGTTGCTCCTGTGCATTCTTCATCTGGACAGTAGAGCTTTACCATTCTTGTTGTTTGCTTTCTTTTCACATCAACAAACTTTATATATGGATAGCTCCCAGCTTTCTCTAGCCATGATTGAATCAGTTCAGTGAACTCCTCTGTCACAGTAGTGGCAGTTGGAATGCCTCCCAGTTTAAACACTGAGTAAACTGCATCAACAAATTTACCCTTGTGACCTACACCAGCATCCAGCACTGCATGGCTTACTTCATGGGCTACAATCTGTAAGACTTGAAGTGGGTCGCTGGTCTCTCTGTCTATCTCTATTCTTCTTATGCTATTACCTTCAGAGAAATCAGTTGAGTAGCATAATCCTATGGCTTTACCTTGATTTTGATTACTCACAGTTTTTCTACCTCTGGTATTAGATATGTGAACGCTTAACTTATCTCCTAGGTTATCAATATCTCCAACACCATTCTTGATTGCATACTTCACACACCAGTTAGCGAATGAAGTTAGATACTCTTCAGGAGATTTCTTACTTACTTTTAACTCACTTACCCATACTGGGTAATCTTTTGCTCTCAGTGTTTTTTTCTTAGTAGTCATTAGGTTTCCCTCTTTCTTTGTTTGTTTGTTTGAATCTTATAAGATTCCTAAAGGGTGCTTGTTTAAACACCCTTCCAGAATATTATAACCCTAGTATCTCATGCTTGTTATCAAAGTTATATGTATCGCTACCTTCAAAAGATGAGAAGAAAGCTGGGTTGATATATCCAACCTCTACCCATGTTCTTAAATCTTTCTCTGTAACTGTTCTCATAGCTTGATATGATTCTACATAATCTTCATCCACAGTATATTTGTAATCTATGGATGCCTTCTTAGTCTTGTAGATATAAGCTGGGTAAGTCTTACCACTAGCAGTAGTAATAGCTATTGGCATACCAGCATGGAATTGCTCCATGAATCTTTTTTGTCTCGCGTCCTTCTGTTCTCTAACTGATTGAGATAGGACTTCTAGCTCATGGTCATTCAATTCGCATAGGTCTCTACTTAGTATTATTCCACTTAGTTTCATTTCGTCTCCTCTTGTTAAGGACCTACTAGATGTAGTACCACTATATGTAGTGGGTTGGTCTAGAAGGTCTGTATATGTTTGCATGAGTCCATTATATGACAACTCTGGTTTAAACAGGGTATTTCTTTTAGTTTTTTTTTCCCACTCTGTCAGCTCCTTTCTTGTTCACTGGATATTAAATACTGGATATTAATTAATGGGCTACCCCCTTCTTGTTTAAAATTAATCTGGTACAAATCCAGTCAGTATCTATTCATACCTATGTAATTGTTTAAACAGTTTTAGTCATACTGAATTATTCTTATACTGGGTACACCAATAATATAGGCATATAACATTGGGGGGGTTCAATCTGCTACCCATAGTTACAGTTGATGTACCCTCTAAATATATGCTGTTAAGTAGGTACAAGATATAGTGGTACTACATATTGGGGTGTACCATTTGTTACTGTAAGTAGTAGTACTCTTTAAAGTAAGTCTATTAAAACTAGGAGTAAGTACAGCTAACCCTGTGTCACTCCCTCCCAAAAACCAGAATGAACTAAAATAAGTAACATTTAAATGTGTGAAGTAATAGCCTATTACGCTAGTTACCATGGTCCTGCTAATCCACTTGATTGACTGTATATTGTCAAAGGTCCTTTTCTTAAAGCAGGAAGAACCTCTTGCTTGTTACTTGTATCTTATCATACCACAAGATTTAATGGTAGTATTACTTTAGGGGGTTGCGTATTACAAGTAGGAGTTTCCTCCTTTCGCCTACACCTTGTAACCCCCCTTTTTTTTATCTATTAAATAATTAATGTGATATAATGTTTATGCTACATTCGTAGCTTCAGGAAACCCTCCTGATTGTTTGTTCAGTATAGACCCTCTAGCAATAGAGGGTTTATCTGTTAGGATACAAACATGGATTTTATTTATGTTACTGATTGTGATATATGCTTACATCCCTACTGGGAGGACGAGCTCATCAATGGTGTGTGTGCAGGTTGCAGAGAGTTTGAAGAAGAATGAGCAAATCAAAGGACCAATACACTTGTGAATCCTGCTACAAGGTTACTTTACTTGATGGCAAAACTAATCTATGTTACGACTGCAACAGAGGGCATATATAAAAAAATTTTTTTCACTACTAAATCAGGGGGCGTACTATAGTACTTGTACCTGGAAAATCCAGGTGCTGCGTATGAGGATACGCTTCAATTTTATAATAAGAAAGGAAGACTTTTCATCTAGGAACAGTATGTGGTGTACAGTGTAATAGAGAAATGTTTTTGTGGATTGTTATATTTTTCATAACAGTTTGGACAACTGTACGAACAGAACGCCACCATGTGTGGCGTTTTGTGTTATTATAAAGATTATAAGTTAGGAGCAATTATGCCAAAAGGTATTGGTTACCCAAAAGGGATGAAGAAAAAATCCAAAAAAGGTAAAAAGAAAAAGAAGTAAATATGGCTGAGTATCAAGGTAAATCTGTCAAACTCAACAGTCCATCTAGGATTGGTAAGGGTGAGCCAGGTCATGGTCGTAAAAAGTTTAAAGTCTTTGTACAAGATGGTGGCAAAGTTAAAAAGGTTATGTTTGGAGACCCTAATATGGAGATTCGTAAAGATAACCCAGAAGCTAGAAAATCATTCAGAGCAAGACATAAATGTGATACAGCTAAAGATAAAACAAGTCCAAGATATTGGTCTTGTAAAATGTGGTAAGGATGAGTTATGGCAGCTAAAAAAGGTTTATACTACAACATGAACAAGCGTAAAAAAGCAGGAACAAGTAGGTCTAAAAAGAATTCTACAATTAGTCCAAAGGCTTACGCTAACATGAAAAAAGGCTTTCCCAAAAAAAAGAAAAAATAATTGACCATTACTATACCCTGTCCAAAATGTGGAGAGGTACTAAAACCCAAGGACAACATGAAGTGTATGAATAAAAAGTGTACTGGTTATGCCAGATAGAAAATTATGTTACGCTGCAGGGTGTAAAAGAGTTCTTAGTGGTAAGCGTACAAAATATTGTAGCGATAGATGTGCTAACAGAATACAGACACAAAAGAAAAGAGCTAAAGCTAAAGGTGTTGAATGGGTACAAACAGAAGACGAATTAGTTATACCTAGTAAACAAAATGTACAAAGTCGTAGAGGTGTAGTTTATAACGACCTAAAAGAATCAGGTTTAGGTAAAGATATACTGAGACAAAAAACAACTATACAAGATGTAGCAAAGATACTTGAAACTTCTGTAGCAGCAGTATCTATGGCGTATCAAGCATACATAGAAGATTTAGAACAAGAAGAAGCAAGAAAGACCTGGGAGTTACCACAGGTAGCAGAGAAATCATTAGAAGACTTTAGAAATTTTAGAGACAGATATTTTCAAACAGAAACAGGCGACCCATACGAAACACCAGACTTTCACATCAAATGGATTAATTCTATCTTAGAAGCAATAGAGCATGGTAATCAGCAGATGATATTATCACCACCACGACATGGTAAAACTGATTTGTTAATACATTTTGCAGTATGGTTAATATGCACAAAACCAAACATAAGAATATTATGGGTTGGTGGTAACGAAGAGATTTCAAAGAACGCAGTCAGTTCTGTACTTGACCAACTAGAGAGTAACGAATTATTAATAGAAGAGATATGTGGACCTGGACCTAAGTTTAAACCTACAAGTAGAACTGGTAAGTCTTGGTCACAGAATGGTTTTACTGTTGGTACTCGTACTGTTACTGGTATTAAATCTCCTACTATGGTAGGTATTGGTAGAGGTGGAAAGATTCTTTCTCGTGACTGTGACATAATTATTGCAGATGACATTGAGGACCACAGTTCTACTATGCAACCTGCATCAAGAGAGAACACAAGAAACTGGTGGACTACAACATTGTCAAGTCGTAAAGAGGAACATACAGCTATGGTTGTAATAGGTTCAAGACAACACTATGACGATTTGTATTCACACTTGTTAGACAACGAATCATGGTTAACTATTGTAGAAGAAGCACATGATACTGCTTGTACAAAATCTGATTGGGATAATGAGTTACATCAAGAGTGTATGTTATGGGCTAAGAAGAGAACATACAAATGGCTTATGGATAGAAAGAAAGCTGCAGAGACTACAGGTGGTAGAGCAATCTATGAAATGGTTTATCTTAATGTAGCTATGCCAGATGGTATGAGTTTATTTGACAGACCAGAGATAGAAGAATGTAGAGACCAAAACAGAGACATAGGACACATACCAAATAATGTAAGACTTATTGCAGGACTTGACCCTGCGTCAACAGGATACCAAGCTGCGTTTTTGTGGGGATATGACCAACAGACAGATAAACTCTTTATGATAGATATGGAGAATAGTTTAGGTGGAGGTATTCCAGTAGCATTAGAAATAATAAAGAGTTGGTTTCAAAAATATAACCTAGCACACTGGGTTATTGAAGAGAATGGATTTCAGAGAGCGATACGACAAGATAAATCAATTAGAGAGTTCGCAGGTAAGCATGGTATTTTTTTAGAAGGTACACAAACTTATGGCAACAAGCATGACCCAGTTTATGGTGTTACAGCTATGAGACCATTGTTTGAACAAAAGCTAATTAATTTACCTTATCGTAGCTTTGAAGCACAAGAAAAGGTAAACTTATATACAAGTCAGTTAGTATATTTTAGTTCTGCACAAAACAAGAGTAGAAGCGTTGGACAGAAATCTGATTTAGTTATGGCAAGTTGGTTTCCAATGAAAACAATAAGGCGTTTACAAAAAGAAAGACTTGCTACAATGGGTATGGAATACGAACCTAGCTTTAGTGGATACTCAGGGCTAGATATAGATATAGATGTTTGGAGAACATGAAAACAGTTGACGAGCTTTATTCAAGAGTATATGAACTGAGAGCTATGCACTCAGATTTTGTATCTGATAAAGCAAACATAAGAGCAATTATGAATGGTGGTGCAGATGGATTAAAAGCATTACTAGGTAAAGATATGCGTGATATGGACTACAAACAATTACCAGCACCTAACTTGTTAATGTCTGCATTAGAAAGATTTGCACAAAAATTAGGTAGAGCCCCAGATTTAAAAGTAGATATATACAATGATAAAGATTCAGAGAGAGCTACTAAGAGAGCAGAAAAGCTAGAGAGAATCGTACATGCGTATGATGATATGCAAAAACTAGAAAAACAACTACCACAAATAGGTAGGTGGTTACCTGGTTATGGTTTTGCTGTATGGATACTAAAAGAAAAGAAAGATGCTAATGGAATACCATATCCAGTAGCAGAGATAAGAGACCCTTATCTATGTTATCCAGGATACTTTGGCGTAGACCAACAACCAACAGAGTTGGCTGTAGTACAAAGAGTACCTCATAAAACACTTGCAGAGATGTATCCAAAACACAAAAATGTAATACTTGATGAAGTAAGTACAGAATACAATACTATGGCGTATGCTTCTAGTTATGACGAAGGATGGGCTAACGCAGATGGTACAGGTAAAGTAGTTGCAGAGTATTATGACCAAGAAGGTACTTATGTTTTCTTACCTGAAAATAGAATAATATTAGATTTCATTCCTAACCCTCTTAAATCAGGACCAAGATTTGTCATAGCAAAGCGTTACAGCTTTGACCAAATGCAAAGTCAGTTTCATCATGTTATTGGCTTGATGTCAAATATGGCAAAAATCAATGTTCTATCTGTTATTGCTATGGAAGATGCTGTGTTCACAGAAACCAACATCATTGGCGAGATAGAATCTGGACAATATAGAAAAGGTAGATTCGCTGTCAATTACTTGACACCTGGTTCGCAAGTTAGCAAACCAACTAATAATTTGCCTTATCAGTTGTTCCAACAAATAGATAGACTTGAAAGACATTTAAGACTTGGTGCATCTTATCCAGTATCTGATGATGGACAAAGCCCTAATGCTTTTGTTACTGGTAGAGGATTAGAAGAACTAGGACAGTCAGCATCATTACATGTAAGAGAATATCAAACAGTATTAACTGATGCACTAGAAGAAGTAGATGCTAAGAGATTAGAGTGGGATGAGATTATGTATAAAGGTCAAAGAAAACCTATTGCAGGATTTAGAAAAGGAACTGCATTCAAAGAATCTTATGACCCAGGAACAGATATTGCTGAAATGTACAAGACTAGAAGAGTCTATGGCGTTATGGCAGGATTTGACGAACCACAAAAAATAATAACAGGGCTGCAACTAAAACAACAGGGCGTAATAGATATGCAAACATTACAAGAGAACCTTGATGGTATAGATAATATATCCCAAGTACAAAACAGAGTTAACTCTGAAAAAGCAGAGAATGTATTATTTGAATCATTAATGGCACAAGCTGCACAAGGAGATAGTAAAGCAACTATGGCAGCTATAGAGATAAGAAAAAACCCACAAAATATGTCAGAGATTCTTGATAAGTTTTACACACCAGAAGAACCAGAAATGACACCACAAGAAGCTGCTTTAGGTGGTGCAGGTGGACCACAGGTTCCACAAGGTGAACCAGATATTGCTTCTGTTTTAGCACAACTAGGTGGAGGATTACCACCTGAACAATTATCAGCAGGACCAGGACTCCCACCAGGAGGACCTCTTGGCTAAAAACCCAGCAGAAGTAAATGCAAGATTTTTTAATATTATAAATAACGAAGATTGGGATATTCCAGAAATAGAATCTGATTCAACAATGGTTAGAGATTTATTTGTACAAGGGGATGTTCCTTTAGGTGCATTTATTTTACCTACACCATTACCTGGTGTATGGTTTAGTATAAGTATGGGGTTTGAAATAGAAGAACCAGATGAGGATGATAACAATGCCAGGTGGTAGAAAACCTAAAATAGATGGAGCATATCAAGATTTAGTTTTAAAACCTATACCAGGTTCTGATGAATTTGGTGGATACAAACAACAAGAAGAACAGATAGCTGCAGTAAATCAATCTTCTACAGCAGAAGCATTACCACAAGGTGGAGCACCTATGCAATATACACCAGAAGATATATTTGCTAAAGGTACTGAAAGGGAAGATGAACCTGGAACATTTGATAGTAACCCACAAAAAACAGTTAGTTTGCCAGTAGGTTCAGATACTCAAATACTTATAGAGTTAATTAAGGAAAAAGCACCAGTAACTAATCAGAGGTTCTAATGAGCATTTATCATAAATGGAACAAAGACTTCTTTGAGAAACAAAACGAAAGTATTGCATATACTAAAAAGAAAGATGCTACTAAAGCTAATACTGATTTAGATGCACTTACTCAAAACTTCCAAGACTTAAAAGATTTAAACTCATTAGAAATGGATGAGTTAGTAGTATCAGCAGCAGAGTTAAATGTTACACCAGAACAATATTATGACTTATATAAAACTACTAAACCTATACAAGTTAATTTAACTAATGGCAAACCAAATGCTATTACAGATTATCTAAAGAAAGTACAACAAATAGTTCGTAACAATGATGAGATATTAAAGAAAACAAGAAAAGATTTAGGTTACGACAAAAGTAATAAGTTTATGACAGGCACTCTTTTTATGGGTCTTAATAGCATTTTTGATATTCTTCAGAGAGGTGTAGTCAATCAATTAGGTGTGCCTTATGCACAATACGAAGAACAGATACTTGCTGAAGATGGTCTTACTAGACAAGACATGATTGAGTTTGAAAAAAAAGGTCGTAATGATAATCAACAAGAATGGAAAGCAGCAAGTGTAAGAGCAAGAGCATTTTTACTAACCTTAAATAATTATGTTACAACAGCTCCAGAAACTTTGTTAAACATCTTTGGTTTAGATACACCAGTAGATTCTTTAGTTGATGTAGAAGTTAAATCAAAAGCATGGTTAGCTACACAAGGTGTAGTAGATGCTGATGGAGAAGGATATGTTCAGCAAACTGATATAGAAGCTGCTATACAAGCGACAAAAGAAAATACTCTTGATGAAATACGAATACAAGAAAAAGAATTGCAAAGAGAACTTACACAAACAGAAAAAGCTAGTTTAGCTTTGAATAACTGGTATGACATTATGACAGAAGAAACATCAACAAATCCTTTATTAAATATATTAGGTGAGTCTACACCAGTAGCAGAAAATAGAAAGTTAAGAGAAGGTTATGAAAAAGCACAAATATCTTCTAACATAGGAGATTTTGCTAGTTACTTAGTTACAGGAAATATGCCAGGTAGATATTCACCTGAAAATGTAATCTATGAAGAAACGCAAGAACTATATGATTTAAAAGTATTACAAGCAGAACAAGCATTTGATACAGGTCAAATATCTATTACACAAAAAAATGAACTTGTTGATAAATTAGAAGATGAAAGAGATGAAGAATTAAGTAAGGTAGCATTTGACCCTAACAAAGGTATAGCAGGAATTATGGGTGGTGCTATGAATTTAGTTGCTATGTATTTCACAGACCCAGTTGTTATGTTTGCTAAAGGTGTAGGAATAGCAGGTAAAGTTCCAGAGAAATTTGATGAAGTACTTGCTGGTGCACAAAAAGAAATGAAAAGGTTTATTGATGAAGGTGGAACTGTAGCAGAGTTTTGGCAAAACAATGATGAAATACTAGATGGTATAGCTACTGTTCTTGTAGAAGCTAACAATGCAAATCAACCTACATTTTTAAATATGATTAACTCAGGATTTAATCATAAGTTTGCAAAGACTGTAGCTGATGCAACTGACCCTGCAATTATTAAAGAAGGTCTTATAGATGGATTTAATAATGGTTATGTATCAGATATGGTGTTTGGAAAATCTTCTCTAGGTAAAACAGGTCAATTTAGAATACAATCAAAAGTAATATCAGATAATTTAATTAATACATTTGGAGCAAAAGATATAGACAACAGTATCACTGCAACTGGCAATAAAGTATTAGGTTCTACATTAAAAGAAATGGTAAATGGTACAGATATAAGATTGCCTAATCGTGGACAAGTAGATTTAAGAAACATACAAGAAGCTGTAGTAATGTTTGCAAGAGTTGGAAATGTATTTAAAGTACCACAAACTCGTTTAAACAAGTTGTTAATAGATTTCTATAATGCAGCAGACGAAGGTTTGTATACAAAAGCACAAGATATTTATTATGATGGTTTGCTTAGAACAGAAGGTGCATTACAACTTAGGTATTTGTATGGTTTATCAGATGGAGAAATAACAGAGTTTTTTGGAAAAATGAAACAAGGTCCAAGAATGTTTAGTGATGATGTAGGAGATTTTTTAACACCATCAAGAACAAATGAGTTTTACCCAGTAGATGAGATAGATATTCTTACAAAGAGACAATTCAGTGGACAAGTAGAAGGTATAGAAATACCACAAGAATTTACAAAAAACTCTATAGAACTTTTAAATCAATTTAGAGGTTACAGCATAGAGATACCAGATGTAGTAGATATAATTAAAACTACATCACAAAGAAGAAGATTAAGAGCTAAAGCATTAATTGAAAAAGAAGGTATTGATAAAGTATTTGATAAAGCTAGAAAAGCATTTGAAGATGGTAAACGAGGAACCTTTTGGGATGAAGAGACTCCTATGGGTGCAGAGATAGCAGCTATTTCTAAAGGTTTAGGAGACCCAGGAATCTTGTTTAAAGGTCAAGAAAAGGTTTTGTCATCTATAGAAAAAGGAACATTTGGAATAGTAAGAGGTGTATTTTACCCACTACAGTTGCTAGGTAGATTTTCTTATCCAGCAAAACTAACAGTAGATGGACACATAAGAGCATCTTTACTGGGTGTCAGGTCTGCATTTAGAAGCCCTGTAAAATTTCTTAGGTTCTTATTAAATGATGCAAATGGTGCATTAGCTAGAGCATTAGGATACACACCAGAAACATCTCTAGTTGGTCCATATAAAATAACTAGACCATTGGAATTTAAAAGTAAAAGTTTACAAGGATTAAATGAAAAATTACCTATGCCTGTAAGAAAAGCATTAGGTGTTCTACAAGACAGTGCAGAATATGGTATACCAGAATTACAGTCGTTGTCATCTGCTTCACCTACATTTGCGTTTGGTAGAAGATTCCCAGATACTGGTTATGACTTAATTAATAAAGTGGGAACAAAAAATGTTCCTATGCCTGATGGCGTGTTAGATTTTAAATTGTCAGATGAGTATATAGAAGCTGTACAAGAATATTTCTTTGAATATATTGATGATGATTTAGCTATGATTACAGCAGCATTAATGAAACAAGGTTTAGATTACACAGATATTGCTAAGTTTTATCAAGAGACTCCTTCAGTACAAGCAATTATAGAACAAGCAAATAAAATGATGCAGTCAAGAAATGTGTATTCAAGAGGAACTCTACCTATTGCATATAAGACAGAAGACTATGATGAGTTAGCTAAACATTATGTACAAAGCATAAACAATGTGACTGGTGGTAGTGCAGATATGATAGATATTATTGCTACAGGTAAAGTAGGAAGAGTTGATTTGCGTAGTGCAGATTCTATGACCCCAGAAAATCTGGCTATTTATAATGCAAAAATGAAAAAACTTACAGTTAAAAATCAAACTAATATGCCTAATCAAATGCCAAAACAGAAACCAGAATTAGATGAAAGAACTGCATTTCAAAAAGGATTAGATAGTTTGTTTTTTGCCACTGCACAAATGGAAGCTGATTTAATTAGAGTACCTTTGTTTAAACAAGGTTACGAACATTTTATAGAAGCAGGTATACCATTCACTTCTAAACAAGGTCTTAACAAAATAATGAATGCACATAAAGACCCAGAGTCTCCTATAAAACTTAGTGATGAAATATTTAGATTAGTTCAAGATGAATATAATGCTATTAAAAATTTAGCACCTGATTTAGCTGTAGTAGAAAGAACTGTACCAGTTAAAGTATTTGATAATGGTGACTCGTTATCCATAATTGCTTACAGTGATAATGGACAAAAACAAATTACATCTTTAAAAAGATTAGATACATTTAATAATGAACTTACTTTTGATTTAAACTTATATAATACAGAACTTAAAGTATTTAAAAAACAATCTGCTGTAGCTGATTACAGATTAGGTGATGATGGTGATGCTATAGGTGTATATAACTTTTCTATTAATAAATCAGAAGCTATTATTAATGGTTCTATACCAGACAGAGACGCACTTGTTAGAGCAGTAACTAATGCACTAGATGAAAGCGTAGATGCAGAAGCATTAGTAGATGATGCCATAGAGTATTTAGCTAGTAGTCAAGGTAAGTTTGATAAAACAATAACTAAACAAGAATTATTTGAAGTTCTAGGTATAGATGGTTCTACACCTAATGTTGTTGGATTAAAAGTAAAATTACAAAAAGGTAAGACAACTAAGAAAGTTAAAAATGCACAAGGTGAAATAACCCATGATGTAGGTATTAGTACATTAAATAGAGTAGTAGGTAAAAAAGTAGCAAGACCAATACTTAGAAAAAAAGCAGATGTAGAAGATGCTATAGATAGAGCATACGAATACATAAAAGCTAATCCAGAAGGATGGAGTATAGATTTAGGAAGAAAAAATAATACAAACATACCTGGTTATTATGTTTCACCATATAAAACTAGAGAATTAATATTGGATACTCCTGTAACAAGAAAACAAATAGAAGATTTTATTATTAAAAATAAAACATTGTTAAAGAAAGAGGACCATGTGTTAGGTGGTTGGATAGAAAATGACAAACTTTATTTAGATGTTTCTATAAAAATTAAAAAGGGTGTTGCTGCACAAGTGATAGATGGAACAGATGAAGCACTTGCTAAAGCACAATACATAGCGATACTAGCAGACCAAAAAGCTATAGGTAATATAACTAGTGCTGGTTATCAAGGAGCTATACCTAGCAATACTGCAGGAGCATTTGATGTTATAAGAAGAGCAGGTCAAGATTTACTTATAGGTTCTAATAAAAAAATACTGAAGCCTAATAGAGCTATTACCTCTCCAAGAGCAGGAGCAGTTATTGGTAATGATGTATTACAAGCTGCAGGAATCAGAGCGATTGTAGATGAAAAAGCAGGTATTGTTAAAATATTAAAACCACAAACTAATCCAATTTTAAATGAAAAAACATTTAGTGGAGACTATCAATCTATGTTAGATTTGTCAGATATAAAATCTGCATCTACACCAAGAGTTATGTCTATGGAAGATTTACATGAAAGAGCTGTAGAGTATGCTTTTGAGTTACACTCTAGGTTATTATATAACCTAACAGAACGAGGGTTTTTCTCACAAGCATATAGAGTAGGCTTTGCTTTCTTTGAAGCATGGCGAGAAGTGTTAGGTAGATATTACAACCTAGGTTTAGCTAATCCTAAAGCAATAGCACAAATAGGATTTGGTTATAGAAAAGGTATAGAACATAACTTTATATATGAAGACCCTTCTGGAGAAAAGTATTTAATAGTACCAGTAGGTGGAACACCATTTGAAGATTATGTAAAGACTGAAGGTAGAGGTGCGTTTACTGATGATATGTCACTTGCTGATTCTAAGATTATTGCTAAAAGAGGAATACCACTTAGTGCATTAAATGTTGGTGGTGGAGGATTATTCCCACCAGTAGGACCTGCAATAGCATTACCTGTAGGTGTGTTAGTTAAAAATAAACCTAAAGCTAAAAAGAATTTAGAAAAATATGTATTTGGTGGATTTGAATTAACAGGTGCAAGGTATGATTCTCTTGAAGATATTCCTGGAATATTAGCAGAAACTACAATACCATCAGTTGGTAAGAATCTTTTCAATCAACTTGCTACAAATTTAGATACAAAAGGTTTAGATGAGGACCAATGGTTGTCCTCTATAAACACTGGTTATCAAGTAGCAGGTATATTAAGACCAGATTTAGCAGATGACCAACAAGCATTAGAAACTGTTGCTATGACACTAGCAGCTAACTTCTTTCAACTTAAAGCATGGGATAGATTTGTAAACCCATTCATACCAAGGCTATCTATTATGTACGCAATAGAAGGTAACGAAGTTGCATTTGGAGAATGGTATGGAACTAAAGGTGAAGATAGTGGATTAGTGTACAACAACTTTGTAGAGCTTTCTGTTATACATGGTTTCTATCAAGATATTAAAGATGAGTATGTAATGACACTAGGACCACAAGGTGAGTTCTATGCGTTGCTAGAAGTAGCTAAACTATTAGGTTTAGATAATAGAGATTTGTCAGAAGGTTTTACTTCTACTGCTTTACAACTAAAAGGTAAGAATATATCACAAGGTGGTATCTTACCAAGAACTACACCAGAGTATGATTTTGTTTTAGATAACCCAGAACTAGCTGCTGAGTATGGACCAGTCCTAACATTGTTTGCTCCAGGATTAGATGAGGGTAATGTTGATTATGGTGGAGTTAGTTATATATCTAACTTAGGATTGTTTTCACCAAAAACACCAGATGAGTTTTATGTATCTACACAAACATTCTTAGCCAGTGCAATAGAAGTAGCAACAAAAGACTACTGGTCTAAAGTTATAGACAATAGTACTGCTGACCCAGGAGAAAGAGTTGCTAGAAAGAAAGCTAAGTTTGCATTAATAGAAGCTGATTTAGAAAAAATGTTTCCAATGGCTTATGGTAATTCTGCAGAGTTAAACAAAGTTCTAGGTTCTGATTATGAAACAGGCGTACCTAATGATGTACTTATAGATTATTTAGAAAGAGCTGTTAAGGACCCAAGACTAGATAACTTTGATAACAGAAATGAAATAGCTTTATATCTCAATTTTAGAGCTCAGGCAATAGATGCTGTAGCAGATAGTAGGGGTTATCCTATAGAAAAAGATGCTATGAGATGGATTAGTACAAGTGATACTATACAAGCACAAGAAGTTCGTAATCAGTTGTATACTAAAGCACAGGAAATAGGAAGAAATAATCCTAAATTTTTGGTAATATTTGATAAGGTATTCTCTTACGAGCTTACGAGATTTGGATTAGAAGGATAATATGGTACATATACCAGGACATTACGAAACAACTACAAATACAACTGTTCCACAAGGACCATTTGGTGGAGTAGGAAGTGGTCAAGGAGCAGCAAACAATAGTTCTATAGATGAAGATTTTTATATAAGGATTGCCAGTATCTTAGATACTGCAGGTGCAACAACTAAGACACCATTAGGTAATGGTTATCTTAAAGAGTATGAAGTACAAACAGGAATAACTGACCCAGAAGAAGGACCAGTAGTTAAATTAATTTCTGCTGAAGAGTTTTTAACAAGTGATGAATGGCAAACACAACGCAGAGATATATTAGGAACAGGTTCTGCTTATAGTTATGTTTACTTTCCTACAGATATAGGAGCACAAGCAAGACAATTAACTCCTTACCTTAGAGTACAAACAAAAAATTTATTATCTGCTGCAGGTCTTATAGATTTAAATAAAACTGTAGGAGCTGAAATAGATGATGAGTTTCTTAAAGGACTTAAAGCAGCTATGGAATTTAGTATGAATAATGGTGGTACCTTTACATGGACTGCAGGACTAAAAGTACTAGCAGGTCAAACACAAGCTGCAGCTTTAGGTGGACTAGGTGGAGGATATACATTTGGTGATGAAGCCCTAGACGAGTATGTAGAAGATTTAAAGAAAAAAGCAGAAGCTAGAAAAGGTGCTCCTTTGTCAGACTATGAGAAACAATACATTACAGGTAAATTAGTAGAAGGACCAGTAGAGCAGTTTAAACAATCACTTACAGGATTAGGAGCAGGTTCTGCACCTTCACTTAGTTATGATGTTACAACAGGTCAAGCGATACAAACACCTGGTATGGAAGCAGAAGAACCAGATGTAGATATACTTACAGAAGGTGGAGAAGATGTATTAGATGAAATATTTGAACCAAGAGAAGAGATACAAAGACAAGCAGATGTAGAAGATGAAACTTTCTACAGGATGCAAAGAAATTTAGCAGGGCTTAAAACTGCTGAAGCACAACCAGTACCAAGGATAGGATGATGGAAGAAACAAACTATACAGTAGAAGAAGTTATTGAAGCACTACAAAGTGTTGGCATAGCAGAAGAAGTCATAGAGTATGTCGTTCCAATAGCTGGTTATGAATCAAGAGTTGGTGGTGTACCTTTTACTAGAGATGCACTAGATAAAGAATCTCCTTCATGGGGTATATTCCAAGCTAACTTAAATTCAATGGCACCTGCTATTTATAAAGCCATGAAAGAACTTGGTGTTGAATTACCAGGAATTACAGATGAACAAGATAAAGTTTTGTTAAGTAATGTTGCACAACCAGGACAAGAAAGTTTACTTAAATTTTCTAGTGAACAAAAGAAGTTTGCTGCTGAATGGTTTAAGACACAAGCAAATTTAAAAGATAATGCACTTGTATTTAAATATATGTTAGAACAAAAGTTAAAAGATATAAACTCAGATGACTACAAAGAAGCTATGAAAGAGTTATATGTTTTAACTATTAATAAATTTAATGACCCAAACAATACAGACGCACAAAAATTAAAACAAGAAATAGAAAATGAAGTGAAAGAAATTATGGCTAGTTCTCCTGCAGATGATAATGCACCTGACAGAGGAATACCAGAGCCAGAAGATGGTTATGACCCAAGACAACCTCAACCACAAAGGACTCCTTTTCTAACACCACCTGAGATGACACAATATACAACACAAGTTCCACTACAAGCACAAAGTAAAATGTATGGTAGAGTCAGACAGATGTTGGAAGCACAAGTTAATAAACAAAAGAAAGCAGTTGGACAAGAACCTCTTAACACAGTTGTGCCTAAACCTAATCTAAGTGATAGTGTAAAAGCTGCACTAAAGTTGTTGTCAAGATAATGGCACCTAATAAAGAAAAAAGTGTTATGGAAACAATCTTAAAGGACCTTGAAGATTTTGAGTTAAATGATTTTGAAATACCTGATGAAATAACATCTAACGAAAAGTAATGAACAAACAACAGATTATTAAAGAGAAAGATAGGATTCTTAGTAATCTTCTAGAAGGTATATTAGACACTGTACCTGGTAATTCAGTAATACAAACATATAGACAAAAGGCTTTGAGCTTAATGATGTATGGTAATAATTTACACCATAATGATTTAGGTAATGAAATGACTAAACTTTCTACAGAACCATGGTCAAAACTATCTACAAAAGAAATAGAAAAAAGACTTACAGAATTTTTTACAGATGCAGCTCAATTAAATATTGATTCAGGTAAAGATGTTTTTAGGATGCAAGGTCAAGGTGTCAGTAAATTATTACAAAAAGCAACAAGAGATGGTGCAGATAAATTTAAAAAATATGTTAAGTTTGCTATAAATTCTTTAAAAGAATCCAACGAAAGAGATTTTCTTTTTGCTGAATCAAGTGACAATTACAAAAAAGCTGCAGGAGAAATACTTGATAGTGTTACAAGAAATATAAACAGAGAAGAAATTGCATTGGGTGTTAGACATGTCTTTCCTGAAAGTCTTGAACAGAGAGTGTTGATGAATCATGGTTTAGACATAATTGAATTTTTACAAAATGCTGAAGGAGAACTTTATCATCCAGATGAACTTGATGTAGAAATAGATTGGAATAGAATTGCTGTACCCCAAGAAAATTTTAAAGGTAACAGGTTATATACTCCACCTGAAAATCTAAGTCAGTTGCGTGAACTCCATACTTGGTGGACAAACGAATTTAATAAAAAAGCTAAAGAGTTTGTATTGGGAGACAATGTATTTTTATTAATGGATGACTTGACTGAGAACATAATTAATAATGATGCCTATTATCAATACGCAGGTATGGGTCAAAGAAATACACCTGCTCCTCCTATTGTGCAATTAATAGATGATAAATTAACAGAGTTCTTGCAAGAGTTAACCAGAAAAAAAGGTGTTGAAGTTTTTGATGAGATGCGTAGTAATGCTGGAATATCTCCCCAAGATTTGGATGCTTATGAAAAGTTGGGAGATGGCAGTCGTGAAGCAGTTAAACAACTAACAAAAGAAAAGGTAATAGAATTTATTGAAGCTAATTCAAGTGCTTCTGATGACTTGTTACCAGTTATTTATCCTGAAGTACAAATAGGTGGAATGACTAATATGTATCCAAGCACTACAATATACGAAAATCTTAATGGTCCAGTACTAGAAACACAACTTTTTAAAAATAGAATTGATGTAAAAAATATTTTGGAAGGTAATGTCAATGAATTAGACACACCTACAAATGTAGTAGACACACCAACAAATGTTGTACCTGATGTAGAAACTTTAAACATAGATGATTATAAACCTTTTACTTTAGAAGTAACAGACCCTGCAGGATTACATGCAAGACCTGCTGCAGGTTTAGTTAATGATTTACAAAATCAAGGATTGAAACTAATTGTAATGGAAAATGGAGCTTTAAAAGAAGTAGGGATTACAAATATTTTAAAAAGAGGAATACCTGTAAATGGTACTTTAGAATTATTTGTTCCTAAAGATTTAAGAACTATAGATATGGGTGATGGTAGTCGTGGATACAGAGCACAAACTAGAGGAACATTAAGAGTTATGGATGATGTTAGCCTATCTGTACACAGTGATAGGATTAGAAAAATAGCACAAGATTATCACAAAATAATGGGATACTCTGACCCACAGTTTAAACCAGCTATGGTATTTAATGATGAAGTGGGTGCAATAGCAGCAGATATATTTGAAAGACTACCTATGTTTGATGACACTGCGATACCTTATTACAAGAAGTTCATAGGGGAAACTAATATGCAATATCAAGTATTGTTAGATTCAGGTATAAAGTTTGAATTAGTAGATGTAGACCCTTATACACCTAATAAAGCTGGTCATCAACAAATGATAGCTGATATGGAATCTGGAACTTTAAAAGTATTAGCTACAGATACAGCTTTTGGTTATCCATTAGCTACTCCAGAAGGCATTGTTAAAGCTGATGTAAGAAACCCTATGTTAGCTGTATCAAGATACACAGATGTAAATGGAAAAATAATGCTAGAGAATGATGTCTTTAGAGCTGTGCATGACACATTTGGACATGGTATGAGAGGTAATACCTTTGGTCCAATAGGTGAGTACAACGCATGGTTAGCTCATAAAGAGATGTATTCTCCAGACGCTAGAAGAATTATGACTACAGAAACATTAGGTCAGAACACATATACAAATTATGGACAACACATGAGAGATGTAGATGGTAACTTAATAAAGCCTGGAGACCCTAATTATATTAGACCAGCTGATAGACCATTTGCTCCACAGAAAGTAGCATTGATGCCAGAAGAAATAATTAATGTTGCTAGTACTGTAGTAGAAGATGCTGCTGACCTTGTAGATAGTGACAGTTTAAACAAGGTAAAAGAATTAGCTAATGCACAACCAGAGGTTGTAGATGGCATCTTTAAATCTGCTAAGAGGGTTGTAGGTAAAGCGTTTGGTGCAGCAGGAACTGTATTAGACCCAGGTGATTTAGCAATAACTACAGGGATAGCTAGGTTACTACCTAGGTTAGGACTAGCAGCGATAGCACCTGCAGCACTAGCAGCTTATGTAGGATATGAATTGGCAATACTTGCTATAGATGCAGGTCAAGCATTTAATAAAGCAGTAGAGAAACAAGGTGGTCAAAATGATTTTGTACCATCATTTATGGGTGGTAAAACACTAGAGGGTGAAGAACCAATTTACAATGACTATGATTGGAAACAATTAGGTAAAGATTCATGGCAAGAATTTGGTGAAGTTTCTGATACATGGTCGTTGTCATGGAAGATAAGTGAACCTATAATTGATTATGCCTTTGAACAGTATGCTACAATGCAGGAGAGTAGGTAAATTATGGCACTAACACCACAAGAGAATAGACAGTTGTTAATGGATTTAGTTAGTGGTCGTATATCAAAATCAGAATATGATGAAGTTTTATATAATCAAAGGATTAGAGATTTAAGAACAGCTCAAAACAAAACACCTAATTTATTAACAGAAACAGAGAAAAGACTTTTTACTAGGGCTGCACAATCAACAAAGCCAACAGTCAATAGTCAAGGTGTTATAGATGTATCTACTATTGACACAACTACTAGAGGTTCTACTACTAATCAATTTGGAACACCACCACAAGATTTGGATGAGCCATCTTTAGGAGACATCTATGCACAAGGTGGTGGAATAGGTACAGTAGACCCTGTTATTACTACACCTCCTCCAACTACTTCTTCTCCAACTACACCTCCTCCAGGTTCACAAGATAATGGAAGTCAAGAAGAAGAAACTGTTACAGAGACACCAGATGAATATGGATTTACTCCATCACAATATAAAGCAGGTATTGTTATTTATAGAAAAGATGCACCTGCTGGTGGTGAAAGAGTATTTAGTAATGCAGATTTAAAACAAGCATTTAACAATGGTTATTCATTAACAGCAGTAGATATTACAGAAGGACCAGATGCAGGTACATCAGCAGCAGAAGTAACTTCTGGTGTAACATCAGGTAGTGCAGAATTAAGTACAGG